CCAATTTGAAATAAATAGTTATCATCGATTTATTATTACTACTAATAAAGAAGATCCAATTAATACATCACAGGATGATAGAAGAAATTTAATTATTAGATCATCTGATGAACTTATAGGCAATAAACAATATTTTATTAAATTAAATTCATTATTAGAAGATATTGAAGTTATTAGAACATGCTACGACTATTTTAAAAATATAAAAAAATTAAATTTATTTAATAGCTTACCATTACCAAAAACAAATTATCAAGAAAATTTAAAATTATTAAATTATTCTGTTCCAGAACAATTTTTAATGGATTTTTGTAGTAAAAGTGGTGGAATTGTTGAAGTTTCTTCAATGGAGTTATATAATTTATTTTTAAATTTCGTAGAGTCTAATAATATTGAATATAAAATTACTCCTTTAAAATTTGGTGTTAAAATTTCTAATTTAAATATATCAGGTATAGAAAGTAAACGTAAAACAAACGGTATGAGTCGTAAATTAGATATAGATAAAATTAAAAAACATTTTAATATTAATGATAATCCTTTTAATGATGATGATGAAAAAAATGAAGAAGCTAAAAACGAATATAAAATTGAAGCTATTAAACAATATAATACTTGTTTATTAGATTTTAATGATTAATTTAATTTTTTTATATTTATCAATGTAAGATAAATATATCAATAGTCTACCACTTTTTCAACCTACATTACCTACATTAAGATCATTATATATCTATCGTTATCATATTATATGTAAATCCTCAGTCTTTAATGTAGATGTAGGTTGTTTTAAAGTTTAGTTATAGAAATAAAATATATTTTTTTTTTATTTTTTTTTTTTTATTTCTATAGCAAAGTCATTTTAACCTACATTCACCTACATTAAAGACTATAAAATTAAAAAAAAATGATTTATACAGATAGACTCTAATCTCTTTAGGGTCAATGTAGGTGACAATGTAGGTGACAATTTAACCTACATTATTTTATCCAACCTACATTGAAGATTAATAATAATTTATTATCTATATATATATTATAATGGACGAACATATAGTTAGATTAATTTATTTAGATAAAAATGTTCAAGCCAGTCTTAAAAATATATTAAAAGTAATAAAAAAAAATGAAAAAGATAAACCTAAAAAAAAAATGAAAGAATATAATAAACCAAATAGATCTTGTATTGTTAATTTTGATTAATTTTTAAAAAGATAATGATCTAAAATAAGACCTAAAATAAATTATTTTATTTAATAATTAAATAAAATAAATTAACTAATAAATTATAAATTACCTCCTTCAATTTTTTATAATTATTTAAATAAATTATATTAAATTTATTTAAAAATTAATAACTAACTTCAATTTACATCAAGTGTTTTGAAAGCTTGTGTCTTCTACCTCCAGAACTTGATCCTCCAGAAAGAACACCACCACTAACTCCTGAACCGCTCATCATATCCATTACTGGGGTTTTAATTCCATTATATTTAAGCATTTTTTTAATAGCTCCAAACCCTGAACTATTTAGTCTTCCTCCTACTAATCTTTGATGTGTATTGTAATCTAAACTTGCTTCACTTTCTTTTGCTTTTAATACAGTGGCTTTATCTAAAATACCAGTATATATTACGCTCGTACCCTGTTGTGTAACAAATAGACCGTCATTTTTTGTAATAATGCAAATTTCTGGAGTAACATTGAATGTATAATTATTTTTAACTGTGATGTTGAATTGGAATGAAAACTGTCCAAGACTACCACAAGATAAGAATTCAGGCATACTGAAATCAAGGGCAGGATTTAGAACAAGTAATGAACCAGTTGGTACAGCTGTAGAATTTGGAGCCCCGTTTTCAAAATTATTATTATATCCATTCCATTCGTAATAAGATTGAGCACATCCATTTCTATAAGAAATATTATATAAATCTTGAGGAGTTGCTGAAGCAAGAAGACCAGATTGAGAATTAAAATTTATTGAAACGTTCTGAATAGACAGGAAACTAGATGTATTTCTATAAGTTTGTTGAGACATTGGAATTCGGACTGAAATCATTATAAGACCAGGAACTTGATTCAATTGAATATTTTGAGACGTTAATGTTCTAATATTACCTGGTACCATCTGATCATTACCTGTGAATGTAGTTAGGTATCTGGGATAGTCTGAGTACGGTACAATGCACTTACTACTAATTTTAGAATATTGGAGACTAGAAAGGGTCTGAAAATTAAATAATAGACGTACATTAGTAAATGCGGGTAGATTTTGATCTCCTTGGCTATAACCTAATGCGATACTAGTAATATAATTATTAGCTGAACCTAGAAGTCTTTTACAAGAATTATCTACATTACAAACAATAGACATGTTATTGATACCAATTAAACCAGAACCAGATTGATGAGATTGAGGCATGCAATTAGTGAAGGGGGAAAGAGCTAAAAATGGTTCTGTACAAACAAAAGCCAACCCTATAATCCAAGTATCTCCTAAATTTGTAGAGACTAAACTAGTATTCTCTCCACCACCTACAATATTGTGTGTAACACCTAAAAGTTCAACGGGAAATGAACCACGAGGTTGGAAATCATTATCATATCCATTATTATTTAAAGAACTCAATACATTATTATTAGAATTAGCAATAGGTCCGACAGTGTTAACGGCTTGAGAAAAATCACCCCATTGACAATCTGGAAGTGATGGAGTCATTGAATTATATCTGGAAAGCTTTCTATTATCGTTCATTCTTAAGATCATTGGTAAAATATCTTGTAAATTTACAGATGTAGAACTATTGTTAATTGTTGCTTGAACAGTAGTAAATAGAGATGAAAGAGGAAAAGCAGACAAAGCTGTATCTAGACCCCAGTTAATACAATTTTGCCCAACTGGTACATTAGTTAAATTTAAAGTAAAATTTACTTTAGCAGTCATTAAAAGATGTCTATCAATTACAATACTTTCAGAAGGCACTTGCACATTCCAAACAATTTGAGATGATGATGCAGAAATAGCTTGAAATTGAGTATAAGTTGATAAAGCTGGACCACTTAAAACACCAAAAACTTCTTCATCGGTTAAATCATTAATAGTTGTTGATTCAACTAAAGCTGTCTTGAAATCGGGACGTGATGACATTATATTTATATATATAATATTATATATATAAAAAAAAAAATAAAATCTATATATTATTTAAATTTCATTATTTTTTAAAGCTTTTTTTTCTTTTCTTAATTCTCTACGTTTAAAATTAATGGCTTCTTTATTTTCATCTCTATATATTTTTTTTTTTAATGCTATTTTTTCTTTATTTGTATCGTAATATTTTTTAAAACATTCTTTATATCTTTCGTAATGTATTTTATAACCATCATTAGGTCTATTAGGTATTTGTTTATTCATATTTGGTTTTAATAACTCGTAATGATATCTTTCTCTTGTTCTGGCTTCATTAGCATCATTACATTCATATTTTTCTATTTCTATCATATTCCAATTAGACCATCCACCGTTATCTCTTATAATTTGATAAACTTTTAAATTATATTTTTTATCATTTTCATTATTACTTATATTTTTGTGTTGATTTTTTCTTCTTGTAAAATCGGTAGTATGACCAATATATAAATCTGTTATAGATAAATCATTACAAACAATTTTATATATTATTGTATTTTTATAATTAATTTCTTTTCTAGGCATTATATATTAAAAAAGATATTTATCTTTAAATAAAATTTATTAACCTTATTCATTTTTTTTTACATCTTAATCGTTCCGAGTGTATGTTTTTTTGAAAATAATATTTTAATTGTTGCACTACATCCAGAAGATAAATAAAATGGATTCAATTGACCAAATCTATCTTTCCAATATACTTGTAGATCAAATGTAGTTAATGGTCTTTTCCCCATTAATTCTATCCATCTATATTGAGCAGTAGGCTCGTAAACTAATATAGGTTTATAAACTCCATCATTAGAAATAAAATCTGTAATAACTTGATTAACTAAACTATTATTTCCATTACCTCCAAAACTTGCTGTTCCATTAAAAATAATAGGTGTTGAAACTTGATTAGATATAATAGGTAATGTATTTGAAGTAAATACTATAGATGTTATTGGTGTCCAGAGAGATATAGTTGAATATTCTTGAAAGACTTGAATAGCATCATATATTGGATTACTTGGAGGATATTGAATAATATTTGTATTACTAAAAGAATCAGTTATAATTTGTGCATTTAATCCATTAACAACAGATACTGAATTTAATATAACAGGAAAAGAAGAAAATAATTGAGCTAATGATGTATTAAAAAATATTTTTATATAATTATTAGCACTTGTTGAATAACCTAAAACATCACAATTTAATATAGCTGTATTATTTTGAGTATCCCAACTTAAAACAGGATAATAATCAGAAGGTAAAACTAAACCAGCACCAATAACTTGAGCATTTAATTGATTATAACAAGTAATAAAAGCTTCATTAATTAAATAAATAAAATATTGATAATTATATATATTATAATAATTACCTCCATTAAATTGAACACCATTAACTGAAGGAGGTGGAGGAATAGGAGCAATTTTTGATTGTGGTATATATGTAATAAAAGTTTGAGATGTAAATACTTGATTAATATTTAATGGATTAGTCCATTGTAAAGATACAGAATAAATAGTTAAATTAATATCTGGTTGATTTAATTGAATTGTAGGAATAAACACAGGTAAATTAGGAGTATCTAAACTAAATCTAATTATAGACATATAATATTGATCACTATCATATAAGAATGGTACATTTCTAGTCTCAATAAAATTTAATACAGGTGGAATATTTCCAGTAGTTTCTAAATTAGTTAATTGAATATCGTAATATAATTTTTCAGGCGTATTTTGTGAATTCATTATTAATTATAATATAATAAAAGAATTTAATTATAAATTATTTATTTTTTTATATATATATATATATTATATATAATGTCATCGGCTTCAACTATAGCTTTACCATATTTTAAAAGTAATTTCACAACTCCAGTATTCAATTCAACTACACCTTTTAATTGTATTTTACAAACTAATTCTAATATACCAGCAGGCAATTATTTATCTTGGTTAGCAATTAATGTAGATGGTAATACTGATACAGAAATTGGTATAATTATTTCAGTTATAGCTAATGGTACAACAACATATCAAAATACTTATAATTTAACAGAAAATGCAATTGTAATTGGTGATGAATTAGTAGTATTTCAAAATACTCAATTTTTATCATTTGCAACGGAACAACCAGAATTAAATTTAGTTTTAAATTTATTATATGAAGGAAATAGACCAACTATTACAGGTACTATTATTCTTTATCCTATTTAATTAATTTAATTAAATTAATTTATATAATATATTTTTATATTATATAATTTAGATTTTATATTAAATAATTTAGATTTTATATTAAATAATTTAGATTTTATATTAAATAATTTAGATTTTATATTAAAATATTTAGATTTTTTCATTTAGATTTTTACAAAAAAAGAAAATTAGATTTTATAAGATATTTAAAAGTAAAAATTTATAAATTTTTACTTGTAATAATGTAATAATTAATTGTAATAATCAAAATGTAATAATCAAAATGTAATAATCAAAAAAAATCTATTTAAAATCTAAATTTTATATATAATATATATTATAAACTTAATATAATTAATTAATTTAATTAAATTAATTAATTATTTTTAAATATTTAATAGGGATATATATATGATCTTTTTCATCATATTTTTGATTAGCTCTACTAAATTGTTTTACTTCAAATGTATTAAATAAAGTTTCATTATATTCAATGTAAGTTAATTTATCAGTAAATTTAAATAATAATATTAATGGTTTAGTTTTATCTATTTTATTTAATGTAATCATTGTTGTAGGAAATTTATTTAAATTATTTGTTCTAGATTTTAATTCGTAATTATATATTTCATCACTATAATCATATTTACTATATTGTTCTGTATGTTCAATTATATCACGATTAAAATAATTTTTTATAATAGGTAATACTATTTTTTGTTGTTCTATTCCATATTTAAAACTATTAGTCCAATGAACCATATTAATATATTAATATTAATTTAGATTATTTTTTTTTAGAAATCTAAATCAATTTTTTATATTAATTATTTAATTCAAATTCTTTTATTTTTTGTTCATGTTCTTCAATAATTTCTTTTAATCTTTTATATTGATCCATCATTTTTTTAGGTGCTCCTCCAGTTTCATTTTCTACTCTTATTTCTCTTTTTAATTTTTTATATTGATCTTTATATAATGATAAATTATTTTTATATTGTTTATAATTAATAGCATTATTTTCTTTTTCTTTTTCTCTTTCTTTTTCCATTTCAATTTCTTTCTTTCTTCTTTCAAACATTTCAGCTTTCTTTTTAGCTTGTTCTATTTCTTTTTCCATTTTTATTTTATCTTTCTTTTCTTCATTTAAATTATTTTTTTGTTTTCTTTGATTAAACATATTTTCTTTTTCTTCTTCATCTAATTCAAAAAATAATTCTGGTCTTTCTTCTTTATATACTTTATCTAATTTATTAAAATAATTTTTTAAAGCAATAAATATTTTATCTGTTGGATTATTCTCATATAGATATCTAACCATATTCATTATAGTCTCCCATTTCTCTGGTGTTGATGCATCATGATCTATATCTGAATCTGGTTTTAATGCTAAATGTTTTCCTTTAAGTTTTTTATATACAGTTCTTATATATGATTTAGTTTTTTTAAATGGTAATGATAATCCTATATTTTTAGGTTTTTTATTTTCTTCTATTTCTGCATTAATTGCATATCCTAATATTTGTCTATATAATTTTGATTGTTGTTCTTTAGTTAATTCTTTTTCAACTATAGGTATATTTTTTAATAATTTTTGTTTTTTCATTTCATCTTTATATTCTTTAGTTTTTTTATATTCGCTTAATTCTTTTCTTTGTTTTTCTTTATCTAATTTTTCTTTTATTTTAGCTTCTTTTTTATCTAATCTATCTTGAATTTTTTTATTTTTTATATTTTCTATATTAGATTTTTTTATATTTAATAGATCTGTTAATGTAGTAATATCAATAGGATTAGATCCAATTACACCATCTAATAATGAATTCATTAATAATTCTAAATCTTTCATATTAAATTTATTTAATAATAAATCATTATTTGTATAATTAATAGTACCAATTTTATAATTTTGTCTTACTATTTTACCATCACTTACTTTATTAATTACACATGTTAATTTTAAAGGTGCATATATATAATCTTCCATATTAATATTAATAATAAATCTAACAATATATTTTATATTATTAATAGAATTATATTCAATAGCTTCTTGAATACTTTTATCAATAGTATTAATAAATTTACTTTTATCTATATCATATGCAATCATTTGTATATTATCATTATTATAAATTTCATATCCTATATATACATTATAATCATCAACTAAATGATATTTTTCTCCATTAGTAAAACTTCTTTTTTTTAATAAATTTTTTTTTAAATTTTTCAATTGTTTTATAACATCGTAATTTAAATCACTAGGTTTTTTTTCTTTTTTTTCTATTATATTTTTTTTATTAGATAATATATCTTTTTTTTCTTCTTCACTAATATTATCTGTTTTAAAAAAATCTGATGAAGGATATTTTTTTTGATAAGTATTAATTAATTTTATAACATTTTTTTTATATTCATTAATATTATTATCTTCTTCATATTTATTAAATAATTCTTCTCTTTTTTTCAAATAATTATTTCTTACTTTTTCAGTTGGTTCTTTATTTTCACTCATTAATATAATAAAATAGAATTATATATTTTTTTTATATATTTTTTTTTATTATATATAATATAATTATATGAATAAAATTTTAGAACCATTATTAAATGAAGAACAAAGATTGTGTATATCTCCTATTATACATTTAGATATATGGAATTTATATAAAAAACAAATGCGTTCTTTTTGGACTAGAGAAGAATTAGATTTATCTAAAGATTATATAGATTATATTAAATTAGATAATGATACCCAATATTTTATTAAATTTATTTTAGCTTTTTTTGCTACTTCAGATGGATTAGTATTTTTAAATATAATGGATAATTTTTCAAAAGAAGTAAAAATTTTAGAAGCTCAAATATGTTATCAATTTCAGGGAATGATGGAAGCAATACATTCAGAAGTATATTCAGTTTTAATTGAAGAAATAATTAAAGATCAAGATGAAAAAAATAATTTATTTAATGCTATAGAAAAAATTCCTTGTATTAAAAAAAAAGCTAATTGGGGTTCTACTTGGGCTAATTCTAATACAAGATTTTCTCAAAGATTAATCGCTTTTGCTATTATTGAAGGTTTATTTTTTTCTGGTTCTTTTTGTGCTATTTATTGGTTAAAGCAACAAAATATTTTACCTGGTCTCTGTATGGCTAATGAATTTATTGCAAGAGATGAAGGAATGCACTGTGAATTTGCTTATTTATTATATTCAAAAATAATAAATAAATTAGATGAAAAAACAGTTAAAAATATGATTAGTGAAAGTGTAGAAATAGAAAAAGAATTTATTATAGATTCATTACCTTGTAAATTAATAGGTATGAATTCTCAATTAATGTCTCAATATATTGAATTTACAGCAGATAGAATATTATTAAATTTAGGATATGATAAATTATATAATGTTTCTAATCCTTTTTTATTCATGCAAAATATTAATATTAATGTAAAAAATAATTTTTTTGAAAATAGAACAACATCATATCAAAGATTAGATACTTCAAATATATCAAATATAATTACAGAAGATTTTTAAAAAATAATTATTATTTATAAATTTAATTATAAATAATATTAATGATAAGTAAAGAAGAAAGAAATAAAAAATTAGAAAAAAATATTTATTTAAATTATTTAATAATAAAAATTAGATCTACTAATATAAGAGAAGAAAAAGATATCTATTTAAAATTATTTAAATTTTTTTATTCAAATAAAAATTAAAAAATAAAATATTATATTATATTATTAATATGAGTTCTAATCAAGATAAATTAAATGAATTAAAAAAAGAACAATTATATAATAAAATGAAAAATAAATTAGCTACGATGATTTCAGATTCTGATTTTAATAAATATTTTATTGATGCTCCTCAAAAATTATTAAAATATTCTGAATTAGAAAATATTAATGATATTGATCAATTATTACCTGATGAAAGAGATTATAGAATTATTTTAACTGAATCACAAAAAAATAGTGGTCATTGGTGTGTTTTAACAAGAAAAGATAATATTTATACTTGGTTTGATTCTTACGGTGAAAAACCTGATGGAGAATTAAAATTTATTCCGAATATAATGAATAAAATGTTAGGACAAGACAAAAAACATTTATCAAGAATATTAAAAACTATTAAAGAACCTAATCAAATATTTTATAATGAAACTAAATATCAAAAATTAAAAGATGGTATTAATACATGTGGACGTTGGTGTATTTGTTTTTTATTATTATCACATATGGGATATGATCTAAAAGAATTTAAAAATTTTATAAAACAAAGTAGTAAAAAACACGATAATATGCCGTATGATGTATTAATATGTTATTTTTTTTAATTAATTTTATTTATTAATTAAAAATATTTTTTTTAAACATTAATAATTAAAATACTATAATACATTCCTGTATTTACAGTGACTGTTGTTGAAGAATTAAAAAAAGATAATTCTAATGTTGTAGATGGTGGACTTAATATACTACTTGCCCAAAAAACATTGCAAACTACTGAAGCAACACCTGCCCCTTCATTTGATGATATTAAAATAGCACTTGTAGCACGTGAATAAAATGGTACATTAATTTGTGAACCTTTTGATGTTTGTGGAGCCATTGCTGATAAATCTGCAAGTCCTAAATAAAAATAAATATTACCTAAAGGGTAATATAATGTATTTGCTGTTGCTGTTGTTGAATAATTTGCCATATCTGCCTGACTTTGATATAATGCATTTGCTTCTGTTGTTGTTGAATAATTAACCATCCCCGTCTGACTTTGATATAATGCATTTGCTTCAATAGTTGTTGAATAATTAGCTGTATCTGCTAAAGTTTGAAATGTTGCATCTGCATCAGTAATTGTATAATAATCTGCTGGATTTACATCAGAAGCTATTTCAACATTTCCCGCTGATGTTTCTGTAACAGTAATACCCGCACCTTCCGCTATTGTCAAAATTCCAGTATTAAATATATTTATATCTCCTGTTGATGCATCTACATTAATCCCATCGCCTGCTGTTATAGTTACAACTCCTATATTAGATATTTCAAAAACACCAGTTGAAACTTCATTAACATCTATACCATCACCGGCAGTTATATCATCAACTAAACCACCTCCTCCCCCTCCTTGATTTAATAATAATTCTGCTACACTTGCAACTGACATTTATATATATAATATAATAATAAATTAATTTTTTTAGATATTTATTTTTTTTTTTAACCAATTTTAGTAAATGTAATATTAGGCGGAAAACCTGCAAATGGTGCTCGTACTGCTACCTGTGTGGCTGTTCCTGTAGTTGAAAATGATACACATTTTCCTTGTGCTCCAAAATATGAAACTCCATCACATTCTACGACTGTAGAACCTTGAACAAATAATAGTTCTTTATTTACTGCTGTAACAGTAGGATATATATAATTAATTGCTGAACCATTTTTAAAATAATAAAATTCTAATTCTATTTCACCAAATCCTGGGGCTGTGGCTCCTGCGGGATTATAAGAACCAAAAATAAAAAATATAGTTACAATATATAAACCTGCTGGCGGAATAACACCATCGACCGATGTTATTATTTGAAATTCAGTATTAACGGGTGTTAGTGGTGTTGTTGCTCCAATAGAAAAAGTAGATACTGTTGGTGCTGATGCTGTATTTGTTATTTGAAAATTTCCTGCTGTAGGTTCTGTGATTGTAATACCTGTACCTGCTGAAACACTTAAAACTCCATCATTAACTATTTCAAAAACTCCATTAGCATATTCATTAACTATAATACCTGTACCTTCAACAATATCTTGAACTGAACCACCTCCACCTTGTTCTAATAATAATTCTGCTACACTTGCAACTGACATATATATATATAATATTATTATATATATTTTTTTTAGAATCTATTTATTTTTTTTTAACCAATTTTAGTAAATGTAATATTAGGCGGAAAACCTCCATATGGAGAACGTACTAAAATCTGTGTAGCTGCCCCACTAAATTCTAAACATTTAGCTTGAGCTCCTAAAAATGCTACACCATCAGATTCAAAAACTACAGAACCACAAATTTCAAGTAAACTCTGATTACCTCCTGAGGAAGTTGGATTTAAAAGACTTTTTATAACACCATTTAAATTGGAATAAAATTCTAATGTTACACTTCCAATTCCTGGGGCTGGACCTCCGCCTGCATTAAAAGATTGAAAAACAAAACTTATATTTGCAATATATAAACCTGGCGGAGGTATAACATTCTCTGCTTCAATTATTATTGGAAATTCAACATTAACTGGACTTAAAGCTGTATTATTAGTAAGAGAAACAAATGATTGAGTTGGTGTTGATGCTCCTCCTTGTTCTAATAGGAGTTGTGCGACACTTGCGACTGACATATTATATAATAATATTATATATATTTTTTATTAAATTAATTTATAATTATTACCACAAAATATTTATTGATAGGTTGTTTCTCGAATAAGGATCATTTTTCCAATTTCCTTTTATATTACTTGCTCTTTTTAAATAATTTTCTCTTCTAATTTCATTTTGATGATATAAATAATCCTCCATATCTGAACCAAAATGTATAAATTTATTATTATTAGGATTTAAAATTTTATATTTTTTTTTAGGTTTTTCAGATTTATATAATATTGCTGTTGGTCCTAAATATCTAAAAGCTTCTTTTTGTGCTTCTTTTGGATTAGATATTTTATATAAATTATCATCTTTAATTATATCCTTTGCTTTAATTAATAAATTATTTGATAATTTTTTTATTTCTTTTTTTATTAAATTACTTTGTATATAATCTTGTTCGTCTGCTTCACCACTTTCAATATGTCCTTCTAAATGATTTAAAATTTTTTTATAATTATCAATAGTATGTTTAATAATTTTTTGATTCATTATAATATAATGATATTTTTTATTATTTTTTATATTTTATATTTTATTTTTATTTATTTTTATTGTCAATTATTATTATATAATATAATATTATAATATGAATGATATAGATTTTAAACATATTAAATGGGGTTTAAATATATAATTATATATATATTAATGAGTAAAAAAGAATCAGATTATTCAAAAAATATAATATATAAAATTATCTGTAATGATTTAATCATTACAGATATATATATTGGACATACAACTAATTTTATTAATAGAAAATATACTCATCAAACTAATTGTAATAATATAAATAATAAAAATTACAATTATAAAGTTTATAAAATTATACGAGATAATGGCGGATGGGATAATTGGAAGATGTTAGAAATTGAAAAATATCCTTGTAATGATAAAAATGAAGCTCTTGAACGAGAACGATATTATATTGAATTATTGAATGCAAATTTAAATATTAGAGTTCCAAAAAAAACTAATGATGAAATTAAAGAATTTAGAAAAAAATATAAAGAAATTAATAGAGAGATTATTATTTTAAAACATCGAGAATATAATAAATTAAATAAAGATAAACAAAAACTATATAGAGAAACTAATAAAGAAAAAATAGCAATACAACAACAAAAATATAATGAAATTAATAAAGATAAATTATCTTTACAAAGAAAAAAATATAGAGAAAATAATAAAGAAAAAAAAAAAAGAATATGATAAATTATATAGAGAATTAAAAAAAAAAAAATAATATATAATATAATAATATATAATGAATGATAATTATATAGACTTTGATAAACTAAAATGGGGAAGTCTTACAAAAGAATTAAAAAAATTTAATAAAGATAATAATAAAAATTTTAATTTAAATCAATTTTCTAATTATATAATTAAAAATTCTAATTTATTTAAACCAATATCAAAAAAAAGAGCTCATTTTTATTTAAATGTTTTAGATCATTCCACATTAAAAGGAGGAAAAATATCTGTTAATCATTTACAAAAATTTTTTACTAATTCTTATTCAAAAAAACCTGATCAAAAAATTGATGATTATTTATTAGATGAATCATTAACTAATGATATAGCTAAAGTATATCACGATCCAAAAACAGGGCATGCCGTAATTACACACAGAGGAACACAAGGAGCATCAGATTGGTTAAATAATGCAGCCTACGCAACTGGATTATATAAATATACAAATAGATATAAACAAGGTCAGAAAGCTCAAAAAGCTACTGAAGATAAATATGGATCTAAAAATGTGTCTACACTTGGACACAGTCAAGGAGCTGTTTTATCAAGACATTTAGGAAAAAATAGTAAAGAAATAATTAATTTAAATCCTGCTTATATAAATGAAAAACCTGCTCAAAATGAATATAATATTAAATCTTCTAGAGATGTTGTAAGTGCTTTAAAACCTATTCACAGTCAAGATACTAAAATTAAAGCTGAAAGTTATAATCCATTAACAGAACATTCATATGATATTTTAGAAAGATTAAACCCCGATCAAATGATTGGAAGAGGAATAAAAAAAAATAATTATTCTTTAAAAGATATAAAAGAAAAAATTAAATTATATTTATTAGATAATCCTCATCATTCTGAAATATTTGGAGGAGCAAAAACAAAAAATGATTTATTAAATAGAATAAAATATATAAAAACTTTATAAATAATATATATATATATATTATATATATATGGAAGAAAATAATATTAAACCTTTTCCTAAAATTTCACTATTTAAAAAAGGTGGTTATATGCCAATACGTTTATTAAAAATACAAAATAATTCTTTACCAGAAATAAATAATATTATATCTGAACCTGAAATAAAAACTTTACCTTCAAAAGAAGAAACTTTAGCTTTAAGACGATTAGCAAGAAAAACAAATAAAACTAATTTAATAAAGAAAAAAAATAATTAATTTAATAATATAATATTAAATAAATAATATATATATATATTATATATATAATGGTCAATCAAGATTATAAGGATTATATTGCTGAACAAGTTAAAAAAAATCAAATAAGATATTTAGAACACGTTCCTCAACCTGAAACATTAGCAACTTTAGAAAGAGAAAGAATGTACGGTGGTAAAGCTGTTAGAGCACATCCAAGAGCAGGTTATACTGCTTATTCTGAAGAACCTAGTACATTAACTGTTCCCGGACCTACTTTATTAAATAGAACTTATAATACTAATTTTAAACAATATGAAGGGGCTGGATTTTGGGGTGATGTTGGACACGAATTAAAATCTGGATTATCTAAAGGAGCTAAAGCAGTCTGGCACGATGTTGTTGTTCCTGTTGGTACTAGTATGGCAAAAGATTACGTTAAAAAAAAGATGACTGGGACAGGTCGTAAACCGGGAAGACCTAAAAAACATTACGTACATCATGATGTTAGATTATATGAACCTGAAGAACATCACGAACGAGTTGATGGAGCTGGATTTTGGAAAGATTTCGGAGAAGGATTTAAAAAAGGAGCTGTAGGAAGTTTAAAAGTTGCTAGTAAAGTCGCACCATATGCATTACCTTTATTAATGGCAGCCGGACGAGAAAAAAAAAGAAGAGGTAGACCAAGACGAAATGTAGAGGGAGGAAATAAAACTTGGGACGCTATTAAAAAAGGAGCTACTTCAGTAGGTCGTTTTGTTGCTCCAATTGGAAAAGAAATATTTCATGATGTAATTGTTCCAGTGGGTACACAAATGGCTAAAGATTACGTTAAATCTAAAATGGGAGGAGTAAGAAAAAGAAAATGTATTGGCGGAGCATCTGAATTATATCCCCCTGCAGTAATGAAAGGAGGAACAAGAACCGCAAGAGGTGCATTAATAAAACAAATAATGGCTAAAAATAGATGTACATTAGGTGAAGCAAGTAAATATATAAAAGAACACAAATTAATTTAAATTAAAATTTTTATTTATTTTTTTTATATATCTATATTAATATATAAAAATGAATAAATCAGGTTTAGATAATAATCCTAATTCTATTTTTCGAGCATCAAGAACAGTAAAAAAAATAATAAATAAAAAATTAAAAAAAGATGAAGATGCTAAATTAGCCCAACAAAATCAACAAATGGGTTTAAAACCAAATATACCGAGTAATGTAGAAACAGATGTAAATAAAAATTTATCATTATTTTCTTTAGATATTAAACAACTTACAACATTAATAGATGCTTTTGTAGATTATATAAATGGTGGATATTTAGGAGCTGGAATAATAGGGGGAGCAAAACTGAGTAAACAAAGAAAAAATTATAGAAAAGTTAGAAGAGATGATTTTACAGGAAAAGAAAAAAAAAAATCTGGTATTGTTGGAGCAGTTAAAGGTCCACAAATACATTCTGCACCAGTAGCAGATAGTGAAAGTGAAAGTGAAAGATCAGAAATGTGGGCTAGAGATGTTAGTACTGATAGTGGTAGTGATAGTGAAAATGAGGGAAGTATAGATAGTAATAGTAAAGGTTCAACAACATCAAGTTCTACAGGTCAAGCAAGTTCAAGATATGACGGGGATGGTGGAGATGGTGGAGATGATGGAGATGGTAGTACGGTAATATATGGATCTGATGAAGATAGTGATATTTCTGAAGAAAGTGATGAATCTGAAGAAAGTGGTTTACCAAATAAAAAAAATATTAATTTAGTTAGAGAATTAGCAAGAATATCAAATTTATTACATCATGCAATGTCATTGTGGGAAGATAATATATCACCAAATATTTTATATTTATCTAAAATTAAAATGAGTAATTTTTTAAATTCTAATATAATTAAAAATTTTGAAGATTCTATAGAAGGCTTTGATGAATTATATGCAAATGGTTTAATAAATAATCGAGATTATCCTGAATTATATCGTGTCTTTGTTAATACCAACGATGATTTAGATAATTTATTTAAAAAAATTGAAATAGATATTAAAAAAATTTCTGGTATTGATACAGGTTCAGTAGAAAATAAACCAGAAATAGATCCAAGAACTGGTAGACCTGTTATAGACCCTAGAACAGGAAAAGAAAAAACTAATGTTGATAGAGCTGTTGAAAGAACTATTACGGGAGCAGGATTTTTACATTTTCCCTCACCATATAATAATTATATGAATCATTCAAGAACTAAATATTTAATGTAATTAATTAAATTTTTTTATATATATAATATATTTATATATATGACAAATTATTTTAAAAAAAAAAATAATTATCCTGAAGAAATAAAAGATGTTTTTAATATATTAACAATTAATGGAAAATATCAAGTTATTGGATCAGGTTCATTAGAAAAAATAGAATATAATTCTGATTACGATTTACAAGAATTTATTAATGATAAATCTAATAAAAATGTTTTAGATAAAATATATAATTATTTTAAAAAAAAATTTATATATTGTAAAAAAAATAAAAATTATTTTATAACAGATTTTAAATGTGGTATAGGACAGGATGGTGAGCCATTAAGATGGGAATATAAAGATATAATAAAAGGTATTAAAAATGATATTACTTTTCAAGAAGCTTTAAAACAGAAATCTACAATTAAAATTGATATGATAGTTTTAATTGATAATATATTTACAGAATTTTCTGAAAATTATTATTTTAAATTTGGATCTACTACCAATTATTATAATGATGATGATATTGAATTAGGAATAGAGAAGAGTTTAAATGAATATTTATATATGAAAAATTATTGGAAAGTATTAAAAAGATTATTCTCTTTAATGTTAAGAAATAAAACTAAAAATAAAAGTAAATTAATTAAATTAATAGATTTTTTTAATTCTAATGTAGGCTTAATAAATAAATGTAAAAATGAATTTGATATTTTATTAATTATTTTAGAACAAAAATTTAGAAAACCTAATATAGATGATATTTTATATAATATTAAAAAAATAAAACAATGGGCATATGAAGCCGGTATAGAATTTGAAGAAGTTAATTTTTTTCAAACAAAAAGTTTAAAAAAAATAGAAGAATTAATAATAAAAGTTAGAGATAATTTATTTAAACTTATTAATGAATATAGTTATAAATATTTAGAAAATAATTTTAAAAAATTATTAATATAGATTTAATAATTTAAAAATAAAATCTAATCTAATTTATAATATAAAATATGAATGTTGAACAAATAGGTACACCTATAGCAATTATAAAAAATGAAAGTAAAAAAACAAAACAAACACCTATTATATCTATTGATGATTCTGAAACTGCTAGAACAAATTATAATGAAATTAAATTAAGACCTGAGGAAAAATTTCAACAAATTCCTAATCCTAATACAGAGCGTCAAATATTATATATTACTGGACGTAGTGGATCAGGTAAGAGTTATTATACTTTGCATTATTGTATGGAATATAAAAAAATGTATCCAAAAAGAAATATTTATTTATTTTCTGCTTTAGAAAGTGATTCAACATTAGATAAATTAAAAGGCTTACAAAGATTTAAATTAAGTGAAGAATTTTGTGATGAAGATATTCAAGCTGAAGATTTTAAGGATTCAATGGTTATTTTTGATGATACTGATGTTATTTCATCAAAATTAATAAGAAATAAAGTAAATCAAATAATGAATCAAATTTTACAAGTGGGAAGACATCACAATACAAGTTGTATTATTACAACACATACCGCATGTAATGGAGGAGCAACGAAAATAATATTATCTGAAGCTCATTCTATAACTATTTTCCCTAATGGATTAGGTGGGAAAAGTATGAAATATTTATTAGATTCTTATTTTGGATTGGATAAAGCACAAATTAAAAAAATAAAAAGTTTAAAATCTAGATGGGTTACAATCTTTAGAACTTTTCCAATGGCAATTTTAAGTGAAAGAGAAGCATATGTTATAAATAATAATAATGATTAAATTAATTTATATTTTTTTTTTAATTCTTTTCTTAATTTATTTATTCTCCTTTTAATTTCTTTTATTTCTTTTTCTAATATTTCATTTTTTAATCTGTGTTGTTCTTTTTTATAATATTTAAATTCTAGATAATCTAAAAAATCATCATCTTTGTGACATATTATTAAAATACTATTTAATTCTTCATTCTTTTTTTTTAATACTCTTTTTAATTTATTTAATTTATTTTTAATTTGTTTAATCTCATCCATTTTATAATATAATATATCATTTATTATTTAAGTTATTTTTTTTTGTTTTTAAAACTTAGGTATATATATAATATTATTAAATATAATTAATAATATTAAATTAAATTAAATTAAATTAAATTAAATTAAATTAAATTCAGCACTATAATTATCTGTAATAACTCCAATTTTAGAACAAGAAAAATCTACCGCATCTAAAGCACTACCGCTATTGCTTCCAAATACTATTGCCAAAATTACATCACTATCTAAATATGTACCATTTGTAGTTGATTGAGTCATATTAATTTGATTTTGTATAGCTATACTATTAGGGGTAAAAGATAAACCTTTAATATTTGCATACATTTGACATGTTTGGTTTGCGGTGGAATTTGAAGCTGGTACAAATGTTCTAGATGAATGATACCAAGGAGCAAAATCATTAACACCAGTAGGACGAGTATATACGGTGAAGAAGGGAAGGTCGCCAGTTCCTGTACAATTATTAAAAATTTGATAATATAAACCTTTAATATCTCCTACAGTTCCATTATTTATAGGGGAGGGAAAATACCAATTAATTTTCGCATTACTTGCTTGTGGTGATGCTTTTTTATAAGCCCATCCACCAAAACCGTAAGCTGTTAAAAATGGAGAAGGCTGTGGTGCTATAGAAGAATCGGCGTAAATTGCAGGAGATGATACAATAGTTTGTGGAACAATATGTTTTTTTGCATTATCATTAAGAGATGTAAAAATACTAATACCGTTAAATGTTAAATCATTAACCGTTAATAATGCTATATTAGTGTTATTTGAGTTTACCACTTTTAATTCAGTTGGTGTCATTTTAGAATATGTATCATTTATATTATCACTAGTTTCTATAGTTCCACCTGTTACATATGAATTTGTAGCAAGAGAAGCATTTGTAATATATAATTTTTCACCATCTATTTCTGAACGAAGATTTTGTCTTGTTGGGTCAATTAAGCTTAATCGATTAATATCTAAATTTAAAGAAGTTTTAGCATTTGAATTTCTTAATAATACTGTATTAACAGTCATTATATCTCTATCAATTTTTAACATTTCTTTGGGTGCTTGTGTTGCTGATGCGTGTGAAAAAATATGACCACCTACTTTATTATTTGACACATTGAGATGATTAGAGGCATTATTTGAATCAACAAAATGATAATGACCAAGACTTGTACCAGTAGTTGAAGACGGAAAAGAAGTAATAATTGGCGATGCTGATATATTAGACGCGTGGACGCCTTGAATATTCAATTGACTATTAGGTGCTAAAACTGGAACTGACATTTTATATATAATATTACTATATATTATTTTTTTTTAAAAATAATAAAATTTAAAAAAAACGAACAGGCTAATTAATTAATAAATATGTTTTAATACTTTCATTTTTAATCCGTCTTAATATAATTAGATTCAATTGTATTTTTACTTGTCCCCATTGCTGAAGCATCTTGATTTAGTTCTTTTAAATTATCTGAATATTTATCTGTGAGGAATATGTTCCTTAACATTGATGATCCTATTTTTTTACCAAATATTTTATTGAGGGAACGAGTTATATCATTACTATTTTTATATTCATTACCTTCAAAATCTACTAATAAAGGTACATTAATTTTTTTTTTAATTTCTTTTTTTAAAGGGTGAAATTTTAAATATACTTTTATTATATCCATTAATTTATTATTAATTGGAACTACTTGTTCATTATATGTTTTTTTTGTTTTATAATTTTTAAAAATAAAATTTTTATTTAATAAATCTAAATAATTATTATCATTTTTTATATCTGGTAAAATATTATTTGCTATATCAGAAATATATTTAGATACAACATTCATTTTTAAATAATCTAAATTTCTCCGTGGTGGATTCAATGTATATAATGATAATATTAATAAATTTAATAATTTTTCATATTGTTCTTGATTAATAGATTTTTTATTTATTATAATAGGTAAAATATTTTCTAATTCTTTCTGTTTATCTAAAACTTCTTCTTGAGAAATCCAATTATCATTTTGTTTTTCAGATTTATCATTATTATTTTTTAACGTTGTATTATATTCTAATAAAATTTTATAATATTGATCATATAATTTTTTTAATTTTGGTTCTTGTTTTAATAATGATACTATTGAAATAATATAAGTTCTTCTTGTATTAGCTTTATAATCTTTTATTTTATCTAAAATATTTTCAATATTTTTTAAAAATTTTAGATTTTTTATTTCTTTTCCGTCATTTAATCTAATTAAATTTTTTGTATATAAATTTAATGAATTAGGAGAAATTTCTTTTTTATTTAAATTATCTAAAACTGACATTTATATATAAATAATAATTAGATTATTTTTTTTAAAATCTAAATGTTTTTTTTTTTTTAATTAAATTATTTTATTATATATATATATATGAGTCAAATATTATCAGAAGTGTTTTATACATTTTTAATTACAAGCGTAATAGGTTTAATAATTGCAGTAGGTAAGATGTGTTATAAATCTAAATGTTCAGAAATAAATTTTTGTTGTATTAAAATTACAAGAAATATAGAAGCAGAATTGAAAGAAGATATAGAATTAAATAATAAAGAATCTGAATCAGAATCTAAAAAATAAACAATATAAAAAATTTTAAAATATTTTTATATATTATATATATATATGGCTAATAGTAATTATATACTCAATCAACGTATAAGTTATTTACAGTATGAAATAGATAATTTAGGTCCTGATATACGTCAAAATTTAGATAATGTTTTATTTACTGGAAATAGTACTAATTATCAATCAATTATTAATAATGATAATTCTTTTATTTTAAATACTAGTTCTAATAATAGTAGTTTATCATTAATAGATAATTCAAATAATTGTTTATTAAGTGCTAATGATTTAACATTTAATGGCGTGAGTGTTTTAAATCCTCCAACAATTAAAACATTAATTAATATTATTTCTACTTCTGATTTTAACATCATTACTCCTAATGTATATTATACAAATGCGTTTAAAAATGGAGTTGTTTATTTAATTCCAAATATATCACAAATTAGTATAACTTTTTTAAATTCTTTAACATCATATAATTTAGCTGTTTTAGTTAATGTTCCATCTGATTCTGATTATTATTTTAAAGGTATATGGACTAATTTAACTAATACTTATTCATCTCAACAAGTATTTTTAAGTTGTGATGCTTCTTCAAATTTAATTTTAAATATTCCTTTAGGCTTGACAGTAGGTAATTATATATTAAATTTACCTTCATTTAGTTATATTGTTAGTTAGGGTATTTAAAGAACTATTTTAAAAAATATATTTAAAAATATCTGTATATAATATATATAATGACTGAAGAAAAAATTATAATTATTTATAAAACTTATACCCCTGCTCAAAAGAAGGCTAATTTAAAATATAAATCAAATAATTTAGAACGTATTAATACACTCGCTAAGAAATATTATAATTTAAATAAAAATGATCCTGATTATATACAAAGAAAAAGAGAATCTTCGAAGAAATATTATTTAAAAAAAAAAGAAGAAAAAGCACAACTAATTCCAGAGGGGAAATCTAAAATAATTAAAAATGAATAAGGTAAGATAAAATATTAAAAAAAATGTTAAAATATTTTTTTTAATAAATATATATTTAAAAATAAAAATCTCTATTATAATATATATTATAGACAAAATGGATTATTTAAATTTAAAAATAGAAATGAAATCTAAATGTGTTTTTAATGAATTAAAATTAGTTGAGATTATAGATGAAAGTATATTAAATAAATTAATTGCATCTGATCTATTACAAACTACTAGTTGGAGTATAGGGAATATTACATTTGAAAATGAAAAAGAACAACTTTTAAAAATAAAAAGAAGAAGTAAAAAAAATAAATTAGAAGTAAAATATAATAAATTAAAATATAATTTTGGTCGTGTATATCCTTTTGGTGGTTTAAGTCTTTGTTCTTTAAGAAGAGAAATAAGACAAACATTATCATATGATCAATATGTTGATATTGATATGGAAAATTGTCATCCTGTTATACTCTTACAAATATGTGAAGCTAATGGAATTGAATGCAGGTATTTAAAACAGTATGTTATATCAAGAAAAGAAATTTTATTAGAAGTTCAACAAAAATATAATTGTTCTAGAGATGTAGCTAAAAAATTATTTTTAAGATTATCATATTTAGGTGGGTTTGATGGATGGTGTGATGATAATAAAATTGAATGTAGGGATAAATTAAAATTTATTCAAGATTTTACTAATGAATTAAAATGTATAGGTTCTGAAGTATTAAAAGCAAATCCAGAGGTGCTAAAAATTGTAAAAAAGTTAGAAAAAAAAAATGAAAAAGCTTCAGTAATGTCAATATTTTTACAAGAAAAAGAATGTTTAATATTAGAAGTTGTATACCATTATTTAGATGAATTAAAAATAATAGATAAAGATTGTGTTTTGTGTTTTGATGGTATAATGATTAAAAAAAATAAATATACTATTGATCTATTATCTAAATTAAATGAATATGTTTTATCTCAAACAAAATTTAAAATTAATTTTGAAAAGAAAGAAATGACTAATCATTATTTAGAAGAATTAAAATTAGTTAATTATATTTTAGATGATTTTGAAACTGAAGCAATAGAATTTGAAAAAACTCATTGTAAAATTATTAATAAAAGTATTTATATTAAACAAACTGATATTAATTCTGATGTTATTATTTTTTCAAAAACTAGATTAAGAGAAGCATATGAACATTTAGTATGTGGTGAAGATAAAAATGGAAAAGTTAAATTATTTATAGATCAATGGACAACCGGAAATAAAAATATTAGAAAATATGATGATTTAAATTGTTATCCTTATCCATTAGTATGTCCTGATAATATATTTAATACTTGGACGCCATTTATATGTGAAAGCTATACAGATAATTATACACCTAATATAGAAGGATTAAATTTTTTTTTAAATCATATTAAAATACTTTGCGGTAATGAAGAAGAAGTAAGTGATTATTTTATAAAATGGATAGGTCAAATGATTCAATATCCATCAGTAAAAACTATTTGTCCTACTTTAATTTCTAAAGAAGGAGCAGGAAAAGGTTCATTAATTAAATTAATGAGTGCAATGTTAGGCGAAAAGAAAGTTTTTGAAACTACTAATTCATCTCGTGATGTATGGGGAGAATTTAATAATAAAATGACTAATAGTTTTTTAGTAAATTTAAATGAGTTATCTAAAAAAGATACTATTGAATCACAAGGTAAAATAAAAGGACTTATTACAGATAAGAGTTTAACTATTAATGCAAAAGGTAAAGACCAATTTGAAATAAATAGTTATCATCGATTTATTATTACTACTAATAAAGAAGATCCAATTAATACATCACAGGATGATAGAAGAAATTTAATTATTAGATCATCTGATGAACTTATAGGCAA